AGATTTTACAGTTGTTTTTGATTTTTTAGAAAGTGGCGAAGTCGCTGCATTTAATTCTTTTATGCAAACGAATACGTGGGGCGAGGTAGAAGGCGACCCCCATTGGTCAATGAATATCTCTTCTGCAGAAATTGGCTTAATTGCGCAAAAAATTCAACTACGTCTTAAATCAACCATACAAAATATTTATTCATGTAGTTTGAGTGATGAAACTCTAGGGACTTTTGTCAAGTATCGACTTGGTTATGGATTGCCCCTTCATTATGATGCGGCGAAAGTAGATGATGTAACCGGCGAGAAAACAATAAATAAAACATTTAGTGGATGCACGACGACTGACATGACGTCGATACTTTATTTAGAAAACGATTCCATAGGTGGACTAATAAGTTTTCCAAATTTAGATATTACTTATTATCCACTAAAAGGCTCTGTAATCATATTCCCAGCGTCCCAAGAATATGAACATGAAGTATCCCCTGTAATAAGCGGTGACAGAATTATAACTACAACTTTTTGGCATGTGTTTGATGATACGCAAAACAAAATTTAGAAACATTACTATCATCAACAATTTAATTATTCCGCAAGATATTGCCAAATTGCGCACATATATCGATTCTTCCCCGCTTCAGGCGGAAGAAAATAATCCTAATAAATTTATCAATGTACAAGATAGCGAATGTAACGCCATACTGTCGAAGGCTCAACAATTACTTAAAAGCAATATTGAGGAAGATTTTGGCACATTAGTAAGCGACGAAGGGATAGGTACGGTAGTGAAGTTCTCCATAGGTTGGGAACTTCCATATCACTGCGACCAATGGTCAAACCTGCCCACATACGGGGGCGCTCCGAAGCGTGATATAAGTTCAATAATCTATTTGAGTGATGATTTTATGGGTGGCGAATTGGTTTTCCCTGACCTGGATATATTCATTCAGCCTGTGGCTGGGTCCGCAATCTATTTTGCTGGTACCGAGGAATATATGCATCAGGTAACGCCATTACTTTCCGGAACGAGATTGACATGCACTGGTTTTTGGGGTAATCTTTCGGGATATGACAACGTTTCAATACCCTGAACCGCTACCGTTCCGTTTTGAAAAACATTCAGTAGGTGTCCCAGAACTAGGGATACGCCTATACAGGAGTGTTTTGCCGACCGCGGCAATGATTCCTGAGCGCCTCGAAAAAACTTTAGCGAGTAGCAGTCATCCCTATTTCCGTTGGCACGATTCACTCGTTGGAGAGGGAGTGAAGATGCCAGAGTATAGGGATTGTGTTGATTTTAAATACGACAAGAACTACGACGATAAGACCCCACCTGAATTCAGGGACATAATTGATGTTTACTACACCGTTGCCGATGTTCAGAATGAATGTTTACGTGATTATCAATCCGAATACAACATTAACATGACCTACATGGAGGCAATCAATTTTGTAAAGTACACCGCTGGTCAACATTTCAATGTTCATACTGACCATGGTTTTTCCTATGTATGCACGGTGTCATCGGTGATGTATCTCAATGACTCCTATGACGGCGGGGAGTTGTGGTTTCCAAAACTTGACATAAAAATTACGCCCGAATATGGGGATGTAGTATTTTTCCCTTCCACCTACATTTACGCACATGCTTCAATGCCTGTAACTTCGGGGGTGAAGTATTCCGCCGTAACAATGTATGACTACAACGACGATACGCATAAGTATGGTGGGTTCACTCGTCAATTTGGGCAGACAAACAATCAGCCTTACGAGCCTTCAATGTCTAACTCTATTACTATTGGTCCGATTACTCCGACTGAGGGCGCCTCCGTATGACTGAAATGACATTGACTAGAACGCATCAACTTTCTCCAGAAATAAAACAATCACGATTAAAACGCGACTGGATGGATGACACGTATAATAAACATGCTTATCGATGTTTGCCATTGAGTGCAGCAAACGTTAATGGTTGGGAAATAATCTTACAAAAAGAAATTGTTGCTATTTGGGATGGCGGAATGTCTGTCCCTAGAATTATTTCGGATGATTCATTTAATGGTAGAACTATCGCCAATTGCAACAAAATTGGGATGATTGATATCCATATTGGGTGGGCATTTGGCACGGAAGAAGGTTTTGACACCGTTGTTACTGGTTCCCCAAATTTTTTTATTGACGGACTAGAACCACTGACTGCATTGATACCGAGTAATTGGTGGCCCGATGAAGTGCAGATGACATGGAGATTCACCACGCCAGGGAAAGAGGTTATTTTCCCGCAGGGAATGCCTTTTGCATTTTTTTATATTCAACCTTCCCATCTCCTAGGAGAAGTCAATTTCAAAATCAAAAATCTTTGGGATGACGACGAACTTATTCAAAAAAGAATGTCATATAGTGATGCCAAGATGAAAAAACAAGTAGATGAGCCGTGGACCTGGATGAATGGGATTCGAACTGGCCTCAATGAACGTGGAGAACAAATAGGTCCACATCACGATGGTCTCATACAATTGTCCGAACCGGAAATCCCCGAGGTGAATAATGTTGATTGATTCAACTTCAACTTTCAAAGTAACTGCCCATACTCCCTTGGGTGATGAAGATTTCCATATTTCACTGATTAAATGCAATGACGTTATTGGTGGAAGAATATGGAATGACAAGGGCGAAATTAGTTTTTCTAATTCTATTGAAGAAAATAATTCCCTGATATGGAGCATCCCTATAGAAACACCATTTGAAACAATTCTCAAATTTGTCGTTGCCGTGTCAAAGGGAGAGAACAGAATGAGTGGACGAGTCGTTATTGGTGATTATGGTTCTGTGGATTTTCAAGGGTTTGGTGAATAAAATGTCTGATGATAAAAATTGCGTTTATAACGTAGACATGTTTTCAATTGATGGCGAAGCAGATTTTTTGAGTCAATTTCATGGAAAAGTAACACTTTTTGTTAATATTGCATCCAAATGTGGTTACCAACCAAAATGCAGCAATTTTTGGTCTCATGCCAGAAGTTTGCGTCAATTCAAGCAACTGCAAGTTGTGCACGACGAATTCAAAGACAGGGGTTTTAGTGTTGTGGGCATTCCTTGTAACCAGTTTGGAAAAATGGAACCATGTCCCAATGACGAAATTTCATCATTCATAAAAAAGTCATATGAATTTGTTAATTTTCCTATTTCTGAAAAAATTGATGTCAATGGTGCCAATGAGCATGAATTGTACTCAATTATTAAAGGAAGAGAAAAACGCAACAAGTCCGACTCTAGGGCAAATAACAGCGATGAAGCATTTGCTGGGTGGAATGTAGAGGGTGCTGCCTTGGCTAGAATTCCTAGTAATTGGGAAAAATTCATAGTTGGCCGAAGCGGTACAGTAATTGCTAGATTTAATTGGCAGTCAATGCCTCTTGACGACGAGCCCTTGAGCACCGGTGAAAGTTGGACCATAAGAGAAGCAATTGACGAAATACTGGGTTAATAGAGGCAATAGTCTTTTCATTGTAACTAAATGATGGGATAATATATAATGGCTGGAGGTGTCTTATGGCAAGTTTGTCAAATCAAATTAAAATTAAAGCGCTTAGAGAGAAAATTGATGAACTTGAAGCGTCTCTCTATAAGTCACTTGCTGGAAATGGTTTTGATTTAGATTTATTTGAATCCGAAGACGATGTTATTAGCCATATTGGTTCAATGTTTAGTCTATTTACTACGCCAGCAATACGATTTAGGTATGGATTCAGGGTATGGAAAAGTATCTCAATCTCGGAGCAGCCAGAGCACTGGATGGCACCAACATGCTCATCAACCGACACTCACATGAATATCCCAATGGACGAACTTTATGGTCGCACCGAATTCAAGGATATTCTCATGGACGCTGGCTTCTTGGAGAAAATTGTAAATCATGTTGTCATTTATAACATCCCCGGCGGAGCCTCAATTATTTATAATGAACTAACGCCAGGCTCCGAACATCTAATTAAGCAGTACCAGATGATTCACCCATATCCAGGGGCGCCGTCATTGCACGAACTATTTAAACTATTGCTTGAATGGCAATGGGCATACGTTTACGCAGAAAGTCGTGAGCCAATGGCAGAAGTTGCTCACGAAATACTGACCAGTCTCGGGCTTCATATTGACCAACAAAATTCAGTTGAACCAGTGAAATCGCTTATGCAACTACCCGATATGCAAGTTGCTCAATACTTCAAAACCGGTACATGTTCACTACCAGAAATAGCACCACCAGAACCAGTAGAATTTAAACTATGGGTGGCAAAAATGGGAATTTTTAATTTGCATAAAAAAGAATTCGCCGACATGTACGAGACTTGTTTACGGATAAAAATTGTGAAAGCAAAATTATCCTCATTGGAGAATGAATAAACCATGGCATTAAATGAACAACAAAAACAAAAAGCCAAAGATAAAGCAGTGTCTTTCTTGGAAAAAAGTATATTTGATTTATGTCTAGTTTTGGGCGTTGACCAGGATGACTTAACGTCTGATTACGAAATCCCAGTAACAGAGGACAACCTTGATTATAGGGGCTATTATTCGCTTGTCAAAATGTTTCAGAATTTGGAAAAAATTGAGAATGGTTCGTAATGAAAAAGATTAATTTTTATATGATTAAAGATAAAGACCTTGAGAAACAGCATGCATACACCATTGTTGATGCTGCAGAAGGAATACTTGGTCCAGACACATACGACGATGATAATATTTCCGAGAATGTCGTTCGTTGGGATAGCGCGACAATGACGTGGTCCAGTCAGTTGAATGTTGGACATCATTGTGTCAGTTTGCATGATTCTGTAGAAATTGTGGATAATGATGGCAACTAGGATTGGAAATAAAGATAATCGCGTATATGAAGCAGCCGGAGACATCGCTTATTTGGATGTAATTATTTTATCAATAATGCATACAATCGGCATGGGTGAGGACGAACTATATACGGCTACGATTGATGAAATCATCTTGAATATACGCAGCACTTTTGAATATAGTAAAAATACGCTTCCGACAGCAAGTCAAAATACTGTTCGCAGTATTAGTACTTTGCTTGTATTAAATTTAAGGCGCGCCTGGTTTGACCGGCAGATTGCTCTAGAGGTTATGGCTCGTGGATAAAATACTTGGTAATAAATTTTTGCTTGCGTCTTTGATTTCAAGTGAATTAACAAGAGACTTGTCCGATGGTCTTGAATACAACTATGACTCTGCCTATGACGATATCAATACATCTATCAAAGAATATTATAATTCGATGACCCTAGATAGGCGGGCGATTGCCATAGGCACGGACGGCCATATGTTGTCGCATGAATTATTTAATAGTCCTCAAATTGGCTGGAAACAATCTTTATATTTATGTACTGATTATTTTTCTTTGATGATGGCAAATGTAAAAAGGCCGAAGAATGCGTTAATTAATGGGCCAGACAAAAATTTCAATTTAGTTGCAACATTGGCTTCTATGGATTGCAAATTAACTTTTTTGAATAACAAATATTTGAATAATTTTGAATTATTCGTGTTAAATAATCCAGAGTACCCATTTGATATTGAGTACGAAGTTATAGAACAAGAAGATATTCATGGATACTCTGGTCTAAAATTTGATTTTATGACACTCGGTGCAGGTGTTTTATTATTCGACGATGAATTAATAAATTCCCATATAGAAGCACTTGAAGTAGGTGGGGTTATCCATCTCATAAATACTAATGACAACTCTGAAATCTATGGCGAAAACTATGCTCATTCTCCAAGTTATAAATTGTTTGAAGTTATAGATGATTACCCGAATATCACCACCTACCACGTACCTTTTGGTATTGGTCATAACTTCATTATCAAAAACTGATATAGTGACAAAATGAAACCTCATCCAGATACGCCCGTCATTGGCGATAAGGAAATACTAGAAATCTCAAATTATCAAAGCGATATTCTTGGTCCTGGGATAGTGGTTTTTAGAAACGTCTTACAATTTGACCAAAAAACAGCATTTGATTACATTGACAGCAAGGCAGATGAGTCGCACAAAAATCGTTGGAACTATATTGTCGGGGAAGATGGCGAGCAATATGGCATTAACGAAGATGGCTTTCGTTATCGTCCAGAGGACATTCCGGCGACACCAGTAAGAATTCTTCGACCAGTAGATGAAACAACTCCAGAAGATATTGCAAGTTTTTTTCATAACATAGAAGAAACTATTTACAAATGCCTCATCCGCTATATTGATATTTATCCACTGCTTGTTGGATGTGTTTGGTGGCGTAATCGTGGGCATGTTCTTCGCTATGTGGATGAAGGAATCCTTGGTTCACACTGCGACAACGACACCAACTACAAGGTAACTGAAGGCGTTCGCTATATGCCGCGAGGTCAAATGGCTGCCCGCCAGACTTGTGGGGCACTGGTTTATCTAAATGATTGCGTAGATGATGAATCTCAACTAGATGGCACCAATTTTGTTGGTGGTCATTTGAGATTTTTCCATATGGGCATTGAATATAAGCCACAACGTGGTGATGTAATTATGTTTCCAACAAACTACATTGCGTCGCATGATGTAACTAGAATGACTATAGGAAGAAGATATACGTACCTCTCGTTTTTTGGGCAAGGCTCACCGGACGACAAGGTAAATATCAATATAGTTGAACCAGAAGACAGTTTTGATTGGTGTCCTGGAATGTGGATGAACAATATTTATGATGATTATGAGCGTTATTGTAAGTCTGAATTTTCATTGTATTCAAAAAACGAAGTAGAACTGGGAATTAATCCCGTATTTCAAGGTCGCTGTGTTGCTCAATACAACGCTACCCATGAAGCAGAAGTTCTTTAGTGGTATTTGTGTAATGAAAATTCTCGGTAGTGGCATTGTTTTGTTTGAAAACTCATTTGATGTATCAGAAAATGTACTTACTTATCTTGATTCTCTCCACCTAAGCGAAATAACTAACAACTACTCCGAAGAGTTTAACGATGATGGAACCATCAAATGCTTTGTTAACCGTAGTGGTCATAGATTTAATCCGGAAGATATTGATAAAAATTGTGTTCGCCTCAGCAACTACTACTCGTATCCGAACTCTGAAGAGTGCATTAACTTTTTTGAGAACTGCGATAGAAGTGTTTACTCGGCCCTGCTTCAGTATCT